CCGCGCGGCACTCAACGGAAGTCCCCGCATAGCAGGGCTGCATGGAACGATCGATAAGAGACACCTCGAAGAGATCAATGTCTACAAGCTTGCGGCGGGGAATATCCCCGGCACGTTCTTCCTTTTCTTCACCGCTGACATACATTCCGAACGACCACCCGCGGAACTCACCGTTACGCGCCTTTGCAATAGCCGCAGGGTCGGTTATAACTGCGTGCGCCCGCAAGCCGATAGCGTCCTCTTTAAGAGTAAGCTCTCCGCTGCCGGTTGAACCCAGCTTTCTGTTCGTATCGTGATTTATAAGCAGCTCAACGTTGGAACGGTGTTCGAGAGACCTTTTAAACGTCCCCGGAACGACCTGCTCCACGCATTTAGTGTCGGGGAACAGCCTTGAGCGGGGCATGATCGGCAGACTGTCCCGCCCCACGGCGTTTACATAACCGTCAATGACCGCGCAGTCGCTGCGTATTTCAATTTTCATAACATCACTTCCTACCAATGTTAATATTTTCGTCCGCCTCGGTTTGAGTAAGACGGTAGGCGTTTTTCAGATACTCCCGCCCCTTTTCGGTTTTTGAAAGAGCGTGTATAAAAGCGTCCCTCATCAAAAGCCAGTATTCAAGTATCGGAATATCGTCAATTTCGTAAATGCTCATATTGGCGTAATCGCAGACCAACCTGTCAAGCTCCGTGTAAACAGTGTATTTAACGTCGTTTGGAGATTTTTCCGTCTTGTAATAAGGCAAGACCAGTTCCGTCTCCTCCCGCAGACGTTCCATACCGCTCTCATATGCGCTTACAAGAAGCCTTTGATCGTATAAAGGCAGCGGAACGCCCTCTAAAAGCATTCCGCATACCTTTTCGTAATCCGCGTCGGTTCTGCATTGTTTCAGCATATCCCATATCCTTTTGGTGCAGACGGGAACATTGTATGCCCCGCTCAAAAGCCGTACGGGAATATTTATATTACAAAGCGCGAACATAGCTTTTATTCCCCAACGTTATCTGTGTTGGACGTATTATCGTTCGTTCCGCCGTCCGTATTTTTGTCCGTACCGTTTGATTCTGGACTTTCCGCCGTACCTTTATTCTGCAAAGCTTCGAGTTTAGCTTTTCTAAGATCGCGCAAAATCACAAGAGTGCCTTTGCTGTCCAGTGCTTCAGCGCGGAACTGTACGTCAATAACGGTAGCCTTTTCGGGATCAAAACTGAAAGTAAAGCCCTCGTTATTTTTACCGATAATAAGCACCTGAAGCTTTTTGCTGTAATGCTCAAAGCCGATAACATACCTCTTGTTGTTCTTGTTGCCCAAACCGCCGATTTTTACCGTTACAATTCCGGTATCGGGGTCAGTGGTAACTCTTGCGGTAGCGCATACAGCGGCAAGGGTCTCACCGTTCCATGTCATCATACCGGATTTAAGAATAACTTTTTCGCTCTTTATTTCCTCGATAACAATATAACCGAGATCGTCCCGATCCTCTGTCTTTTCCGTAGTGTACTCAAGGGACGCGCCGCCCTTGATACGTCCGAGAAGATTATTCTGAGCCGCAAAAAATGTCACCATAAAGCTTTCCCAGTCGGCGGGTTTTTCTGTCAATTCGCCGAAATGCAGATGTCCGCTTCCGAGGGTGTATTCTTCAAGCTCATATTTGTTTGTAGCCGTATCGCTCATTTTTTATTCCTCCGTTTCAAATTTTTCTCTGCCCGTAAAGGTATATATTGTAATATCCAGCTTGTCGTTGTCATTGCAGGCGTAATCGCTTTCAAGCCCGTCAAGGAACCGCATATCCCTTTCGATAAGCTTCTCACGGGACTTGTCAGCCGCCGTCTTTCTGTCACGGTAACAGATACGCAGTTCAAAGGTAACGTCCCAGTAAAGTCCGTATCCGTCCGCACCCTGCGCCCGCCTGTGAGCAACGCGCCAAGCCGCGAAGCAGTGATCTTTCGGCAGCGTTATGTAACCGTCCTCCACCGCTTTGATACCGTATTTTTTGAGTATATCCAGTATCCGATCCATTAGCTTATATTCCTCCTTACACGAAATTTTATTTCGGCGTGCTTGAAAAGAACGTCGTCGGGCGGACTGATAATGTCGTAAATCACTCCGCCGTGGACGATTCTCGAAGTTTGCGGAATAAGATCCGCAAGCTCTTTTTTGTACCGCACCGAAACGTTAAGTACCTCGTCCGCGTTTCCGCCAAGGTAGTTTATCCAGTATTCGGAATTACGCAGACCCGCCATATAAGCATAAACAGTACAGACGTCCTGCCACTCCGACGTTTCGGGATCCTGCTGCTGGAATGTGATCTTTTCGGTGAGTTTTGTAGCGTCCACTGCCATAAAAATCACTCCTAAATAACAAGATTTCGGCGGTGCATATTAAGAATATTCCGCACGATAGGATTTTCCTTTTCGGTGCTTACGGAAGCAGTCCGCACGTCGTACATATCCGCACACAAGCACTTGAAAGCGATAATCATTTCGGACAGCTCGTCCGCCTGTTCCGCCGTAAGGTTTGTATAGGAAAGAATGTACCCTTTAGCCGCCGACATTATATCGGAAATAAGCTTGTCGTCCTCATTGTCAAGCACTCTGATGTACGCTTTCACATCATCAAGAGTGACGCCGCTTAGCTTGACCTGCTCCATATCATCACTCCATTATGTTCCGGCGGAAGCCGTAGCTTTCTGTTTAAGCACCGCAAGCTTCTGATGATCCGTGACCTTAGCGTCCAGCTCATACCATGCAACAATACCGATAGCGTGCTGTGTGGCGTATTTTTCCATAAGCACCTGAATTTCGACCTGCTCCCTGAGGTTAGTGCTGAGACCGCTGTAATCGCCGTAAAGTATGGACTTAGCCCCCGCCTCTACAGTAGGCATATTGTCCGAAAGGTATACGGGCTTGCCGAGAAGAATATATGGGAAAGCGTTCGTGACGTTGCTTGTATTGCTCATCATAAGATACTGACCGTTTGCGTCCTTAAGCTTTCTTATGCGTGTAAAGGTATCGGGATTCATAGTCCAGCAGGAGTTAGCCTGATATACCGACGGTATCATTGACTGGAGGTCTATCAGATCGTCGGACGTGATATTTGTTGCCGAATTGGTCGTAAATACCGTATTGGTGTTAAGCGCGCCCTGAATTTTTTCGGTACCTGTAAGAAGCTCACCCTCGTTAAACTGCGCTATCTTTTTTGCAATCTCCGTAAGTATAAAGCTTGTTATGTCTATCTGACTGTTATTAATAACAGATTTGCCGATAAGCACAAGCGAACCTATCAAATTTCCCTTAAGTTCAACGGAGGTAAATTTGCCCGCGTCGGCAGTAAGCTCGTTAAATTCCTCCTGATATCCCACGGTAATGTTGTGACCGTTAGCGTCGCCCCATACGGGAACGTTAAGCTGACCCTTGACGGCATACCGTGTCGAACCTGCCATAATAGGGCATATCTCATTGACCTTGTTGATTATCTGATTTGCGATAGATACGGGAATTATCGCGCCGTTGTTTCCCATAGTGATGTTCTGTTCACCCGCTCTTGTCTCCGCAGGAATATGACCGCCCGACTGAATGAACGATAAAAACGCCCGCTTTTCAGCCTCGGTAATATTGGTGTTCTGCTGCTGCACAGAGCCCTCCGCCCTCTGTTCAGGTTCGAAACGCTCCTCTTGCTTTTTGGCGTTGATACCCGCCTTGACCTCCTCCGCGCGGCGTTCCGCCTCGATAGTGGCATTAAGTCTCTTGATCTCCTTTTCAAGCTCCCCGATCTTGGTCTGCTCCTTGTCGGTAAAGGATCTTACCTCGGACTTAGCCTTGCCGATAAGCTGTTCCATTTCCGAAATAAGACCGCCGCGCTTTTCTTCAAGGGTCTTGATAGGTTCGGCGCGGTATTCCGCTTTGAGAATGTTTTTTCCTTTCATAGTAATTTCCTCCGCTTACAATAAATTAAAGGTTTCCCTTAATTACATTGTAGCATAAAAAAAGCGTCCCAAACGGACACTTTGCCGTAAAATACAAGAAAAATGAAAGTGACTTTTGCACACACCGTAGCAAATTTAACTCTATTTTCCCAATTATATATTATTTGCCAAAATATGTTTTGGCAAATGAAAAAAGGCTGAAAAGGCTTGACAAACTTAGTTTTTACGTATATAATAAAATGTAGCATATAGCAAAATATATGCTGTATTATTGTATAAATTTATATGTTAGGAGGGTGGTAATCATGGATTGCAAAATCGGAAATAATAATGCGGATATGCTTAAGCACGAGTTTGAAATGCCTGAATGTGAGTTTTGTGCAACTTGTGGTAGTTGTAAATACTATGAACAGTACGGCTTTGGTAAAGCACACTGCAACCTTCGTGGTAGGGATGTTAGTAGTTCTGATTCAGCATGCGGCGACTATGAGTAAGTAATGATTCAAGGCAATAGTAAGCAGAATAAGGCAACATCAAACTATTATATGATGTTGCCTTATTTATAATAATTATAACTGTTGCAAAAGATATATACCGAAAAAACGTATATATTATAATTAATTTACTTGTTTTATTTATATTTATAATGGAGGATTATTTAAATGTATTTTTCTAAAGAAGTTATAAAAAAAATAGAAAGTACGATTGGTTTTTTTAAACCAGAATGTGGTGGAATAATAGCGAAAAATCAAAATAACATTATCTCAGATTTTTATTATGATAACGATGCAGGGTTCGGAAAAGCAAGTTATGTCCCAAGCAGAATCCCTATACAGAATCATGTTAGAGAAAATTGGAATTTGCCAAATCTACAATTTTGTGGTATTGTTCACAGTCATCCATTATGTAATAAATGTGAACCTTCATACATTGATATAAAAATGGCTTCGAAAATTATGGCTATAAATAATATGAATGAGTTCTACCTCTTTATGGTTATGGGACGTGAAATGAAATTATATTGCGTAACATGTGATAAGAACCAAGAGCAATATTTATGTAAAAAAGAGAAAATAGAAATCTAATATAGATGCAGAACGATTTTAAAATTTAAGATTTGACTATTTTACCGAGACCCCGCCCAATTTTTTGTAAAAAGGAATAAAGCACTTCCGATCAGGCAAGACTTAAAGCAGAGAAAAAACCTGAAAGGAAGTGTTTTTACTATGCGGGAGTATTGCAGCCAAGAGGGAATCCCAAATTATGCTTGCCCTTGCAAGCTGTCCTTTTGCCTGTTTGGTTTTGCTTTTACACAAAATTTTTGATAATGCCATTTTACCTTACTTTCATTTACGAAAAGCGTCTTGCAGTTGACTGCAAAACGCTTTTAAATAAATATCAGTTTGTACGAAGCATATTAAGTTCTTTGTCTGTAAGTTTGTCGGCAGTAATCCCCTTGCGTTTACAGTATCTGCTAAGTTCGCGCGCATTGTAAGCAGGAGCGTTTTTATCAAATTTTGCAGTCATTATACCGTAATCTTCAAGGCTTTTTAATGTTTTTTCCTTTTCATTCATTGCCATTACCTCCATAATACTTGTTTAAAAGTGACTCAGCAGCAATTTCATCAATAAACATTCTTTGTGAATTTCCTATTTGGGTCGCTCCAATATGTTCCTTATAGTGTTCAATCAAATCGGTCTTTGCGTCAAAAAATACAAATCCGTCATATCCTGCATTTTTACTTTGCCGTACAGCTTCGGCAAATAAATGACCACCCACTCCGTCATATTCCTTTTGTCCCGATTTATTGTTGGGATTATGCACATTATTATGCGGAGCAGCTTCAACAATTCCTATATTTACCGCATAGTCATTTTTATCGTTTATAAGAGAAATCAGTCCCTGAACTCTATCGTCACCGTCCGCCTTTAGTGCAAAAACGGAATAGCCGTCCCTTTCCGGTTCAGTCCAATCAAATTCCCAATCGGAAAAGCTTTCTGCGTCGGGAGAGATTTTTTCAACAAAAGTGTCAACGGTTTTCCCGTCTGAATTTCTGCATAAGCAAGGAGTAAGCCTGTCTATTTCAATATTTGTGATATTCATAGAATCACTTCCCAATTTTATTATACCACCATTCTCGCTGCCTGTCAACGCTTTTAAAGAACTTCCATCTCCGCTTGTAAATCTACCGTTTTTAGGGTCGTGATAAGGATTATACCACAACTCCTCCGCGTGTTCCTCAATATCCTCGGAAACTTTATTGCCACTGTCCCGACCCAAAAGCTGTCTGCCGTTTTCTTTGAGATTTATTATAGCGTCTGTGTTGGGAGTATATATTTCACCTGTCTCCGGATTATACAGCACGTCCGCAAGTCCAAGCTGGATAAACGGGAAATTTATCGGGGTCAGGTCCTCTTGCTTGCGTATATCGTCTATCATAATGAACCCGTTTTTCTTGCCGATAGCGTAAGCCTGATAGCGTTTGAGTATATCGCCGCGGGTAAGCTCCCGCGTGTCAAAAGCAAAATACCGCCTGCCCTTTTCCGATTCCAAAAGCATATCAAAATCGAAAGCTGTCTCAAAAACATTCAACAGAGGAGTAAGCACGTCGGTAATAAAATTCTCCTTTGCCTCCGCGGAAGCGTTCCCCGACATAATGCAGGGCGGTACGCCGAATATGCCGCATATTTCTCCCGAATTGGTCTGCTTGTTCTGATTAAGCTGCATATCCATTGCCGTCTGAGACATCTCCTTGAAGTCCATACCCGCGTTAAGTACAAAAACCTTGTCCGCCTTGTTCCTGCTGTTGGAATTCATTTTCCGCCAGTTTTCCTTTACGGCTTCCATAGCTTCCTTTGTCTGCTGGGTTTGCGACGTAAAAACGCCGGACTTGTTTCCGCCGTTAAAAGTGAGGTCGTTTTCGTAAAGGATAGTGTTGTACGCCGTGGCAAGCATTGTACCGCTTTCGGAAACAATGCCCGTACCCTTGCCGTAACCCCTGCTGTTCCGCAGTATCTTCACAAAATCGCTTTTGGGATAAATTTTCCCGTCAACCGAAAAGGAATAATCCTTGAAAATAGCCCTGCAATTGGGTATCGTGCTTATTTTATTTTCGTCAACGTAATACAAAGCCCGAGGCATACCGTAAATATCCCGCTCTATGTAAGCGTACGCACCGCCTCCGAGGAAATAATCCCGCACCCATAAGCGGCGGAACATAGTACCGTTTATCGTGTCCCCCGTGTCGCCGTTCAGCAGACGGACGCGGACGTCGTCCTTTATTTCCGTAACCTCGCCGCTTTCCGATTCCTCGTAAAGCTTCACTGGGAGCGCGGATATAAGTCCCGAAAAAAGCTCTATGCAGAATTGCACCGCGGGAATTTCCAAAGCCTTTTGTTTTGTTATCGGATTACCCGCTCCCACAAGAGCCGCAAAAAAATCACTGTCAAAGGTGACAAAGCCGCCCGTATTTACGGATTCTTCCGCCCGTTTTTCTTTTTTGTGGAACAATTTTTCTAAAATATTCAAAACGTTCACCTGCTCCAAATAATATTTTTGCCGTACTAACGGACGCATATGGAATGCGCCCCTACAACTGTCAACTGTCAACTAAAATATTTGCGCTCCCCATGACGGGTTCTCCATTTCAAGCTGTGCAAGAAATACCGCGTTTATAAGCGATACCACGCAGTCTACCTTACCCGCTGATCTCTTTTTGTTTACATATCGGTTCAAATTGGTATCATATGTGCAGCGTGCATTAGAGAAATTTATCTCCAGCAATTCGTTTTCGTCATAGAAAAACTTCTTTTGCAGTATCTTTTCTCTTAATAGCTTTGTTGGACGGTGCAGAACGCTTGAATGCTGCTTTATTTCAACGCACTGTATGGGATTAGGCGCACTTTCCAGCTTCTGTACTGTGGAAATCGCATTGTAGCGGTCAAAGCCAAGTCCCACAGGCTCAACGCCGTACACTTGCGACAGGGAAAGCGCAAACCTTTCCACAAAGGCGTAATCAATAACATTGTCACCGCAGTCAAAGCAAACGCCGTCCCGTATAAGCTTGCGGTAATTGACATTTTCCCTTTTGGACTTTTCCTCTATCTTGTCAGCGGGAATAAAACCCCACACCTTAGCGTAAAGATAATCACCCTCAAACGTGACCATTGCAAGAGACGTGTTGTCGTCTGACTGTGAAAGATCGAGACCGAACCATACACGCCGTCCCCGCCAGAAGTCCAAATCTTCCTTGCGGCAGCACTGACGTACCGCCATAATGTCAACATACCCCTCAACGCCAAGTCCCTTATATTTGATATTACAGTGCTTGCAAAGGAAATTTTCCCGCATATTTTCGTACAGCACCGCAAGAGTGCGTTTTTCGCATAAAGCCTCAAAAAGAGTGCGGCTCGTAACCGCCACGGGATTGGATTGGTATATAACACGGTCGTCAGTCTGCCATAGATCGTCTAAAAGCAAATAATCGTCAGGCTCAAACAGCAGCGCAAAATACCGCCTGTTTTTTGCAAAATCCCCGACCCTGTCAAGTGTTTTTTTGGCAATGTCGATTTCGTCTTTGAGTGCGTTTTCGTCATTTGGGTACTGGGTGGAAAGAATAATACCCAGTTTATTTTTCATATTGATTTGAGAGGAACGCATTGCCTCAATAGGGTAATTGTCCATTGCCCCCGCCTCGTCCGCAAGGAACATATTTGCAAGCTTGCCGTCCATTTTGTCCTTGGAATAAGCAAGCGGCGTGTATTCACTATCAGTAGCAAGACAGCGTATTTCGCTCCGCAAAAGTTTGAAGATAGTGCCGTCGTTCAGCGCGGGAGAGGATTTTATAATTTTCCGTATAGCGATCTGCAATTCCTTGGAAAGTTTCAAGTCTGGAGCAACGGAAAAATACCGCCCGAATCTTCCCATAATAAGCATACCGAGAATAAAAATAAGCCCCGCATAGAACGTCTTGTAATTCTTGCGGCATATCTCCAGCAAAGCCGTGCGGTAGTACCAAGAACCGTCCGACCGCGCCCGCGTGCAGAATACCGCTGTGATAAGCAGCCATGCATAAGGCTCCATGCACTCATACATCGGCTTTTCAAGATCGGGGTGGATTATCAGCCGCAAAAGACTGCATAATACCCCGTATACCTGCTCGTCTATGTACGCCTCGTCATCATTGCCCTCCACAATCTCCAGCCAAGCCGCGCATTGCTTTTTCACATAATTGGGAGCTTTGTCATTATCGGGCTGTATGCACCACAGCGCATACTTTACAGCCTGTCCGTCAATTATTTTCATTTTGCAGCAGCCGCTTGATATTTATATGACCAGTCATATCGGTAGTGGTCGAAAGGTCAATTCCTACAAATACCGCCCCTACAGGTATATCTCGTGTAGCCTTTTCAACAATTTTCTGCGGAATGCAAGCCGTCATATCGGAACGTCCGCTGCAATTTTTTATTTTTTCAGTGTAATCATATTCCGCTATTTGCACCGCCGCACTTCCCGCAATATCTCTCGTCAATTCCGTTGGTGATATTTTGTTCATTTTATCAACTCCTGATTTGAATTTGGAAACGTTTCAGCAAATAATTTCTCTATTTTTTTCGCCTGTTCGCTTTCGTATCTGTGTTCATATTCTGCAAAATCATCAAGTGACAACGTGGGAACAATAAGAAAATTATTTTTAACAGCATTCAGTATTTCACATACAAAAATTCTATGATTACTTGTAATAAAAACACAAGGTCTATATATCACATTGTCGTGATTATTTTCTATATGCCATATATATCCGAGTTTTTCAAGACGACGGCAAAAACGGCTAAATCTTTCCAAACTGCTGTCATAAATCACAATCTTATTCCCCGCCAAATCGTTAATTTTCATATTTCCACCTGCTCCAAAGATTTAATATTTTTTGCAGTCAACTGCAAAACTGTCAATTATCAACTGTACACTGTCAGCCGTTATCGCTTCCGCCCAAAATATCAAGAATGGGGTTAGTCTGCTTCTGTGGCGTTTTAGGTATAGACCGCAGGGACGCAGATATGGTCATAACGTTTTCTTTGTCGATAGCAAGCATCATGCTTCGCTTTCGATCGATCAGGGACATAATAGCCGTCTTTTGAGAAAGCAGCTTGTTTATCTGCTTCGTAAAGCTTATAAGCTGTTCCCCTGTAACGTCTTTGATGTCATAGAATTTCTCCCGCGCCTGCTCCGCAAGCAGAGCGATCTCCGCAATATCCTCCTGAAGCTCCCGTATCTCCGCATAGAGCATACAGTACGTGTTTATCCCGGAGGAATATAACGCGTCGGACTTTTCAATGCTTGCCATAAGCTTTGATATGCGCAAAAATTCCTTGTGAGCGACTTTGTTTTGCTTGACTTCCCGCCGTTCGGAGAGCGGCTCGCCGCTAAGCGTAGACTTTTCCATTTCCGCGCGGAGTTTCAGCTCGTCCTTGGTACGGTGACTTCTCTTCTCGGATTCGATAACGCTTACAGGTTTAGACGGTCGCGCCATTATCCCACCCCCTGTTAATCTAATAATAGCACAAAAAACCAACCACAAACGGACACTTTCGGAAAATTGAAAAAATCCAAAATTTCAAATCTTTCATTTTGGGAATAAATTATTTACATAGGGCAGGTGTAGGTGTCCGTGTCAACATACCGAAAAATCGAACATACGGGCGGGGACTACTTTAACGGCACGCGCGAGGAGGTAAAAACGTCCAAAACCGCAAGCTTTTTTAATAATTCTTTGTCAATTCCGCCGCTTTCCGCCTGCTCGTGGTGCAGGGAACAAAGGCATATCAGATTATTGTCCTCCAACCGCTTGTCCCAAGCTTCCGCAAGAGGTTCAATGTGATGCACCGACACATCAGGATTATATTTTATCGGCTCACCGCCGTAACCGACAGCGCACAGTCTGCACATATAGCCGTCCCGTCTGCGTATATGCTCGCGCTTGCGCTGCCACTGCTTTGAGCTGCGGAAAGCGGTAATATCGTTATTCTTTTTCTGTGTCGGCTTTTTGGGGCATACGTACCCTATCGGGTGTACGCCGCTGCAATAAGGACAAGCCTTCAGCATAATTATTTACCTCGTTTTGGAGATGGAAGTCCGTAATGCTTATACATACGGTAAAGCGTTTGTTCCGACACGTGCAGCTTTAACGCGGCGGCTGTACGGCTCAGACCGTCAATGCGTTCATACTTCCAGCCTGTGATAGTTTCTTGTTTTGATAAGCTTGCTTTGCCCAAATAGGTCTGATCACTCATACTTCTCCCTCCAGATACTTAACGATCTCCGCCCGCGCCGCCTCCATACCGCGGCAGACAACGCAGTAATAACCCGCAGCCGAACGCCGTTCCAGAAAGCCGCGTTGCTCCGGTTCGACGCGTCCGCCACGCAGACGCTTAAGTTCTATGTACATTCCGTGATACTTTCCCCGCGCACACGGGAGAAAAATATCCGGCACGCCCTTTTTCACGCCCATAGCTTTAAGACGTCCCGCTTCCGACTTGGAACGTCCGCCGCCGTTTGGTATGTGGTGCATATCCTCCAGTTCGGGATATTTCCCCGAAGCCCACCGCGCCCACTCGAAAAGCTGTATCTGCTCTACCTCCTCCGTGGGACACGGGACGGTTATTCCTTTTTCCTGCACTTTTTTACCTCCTCTGTATGCAAAATATCCACTACCGCGTACAGACACCCGTTGATCTCATTGTCAAGCTCATCAATACCGAGAAGCTGCGCGCCGTCCAGAACTTTGTGTGCCGTGACTTTATCCTGCAATGCGTCAAGGAATTCCTCCGCTTTGCGGCGCGATATGGTTTTCACCCGCTCTTTAGGCTTGACAAGATTTTTGGACGGTATCCACCGTTTACTTCCAAGCGGAGACTTTGAAACATATCCCGCCACGCGGTCAAGTCCCTGAAAATAATCGGGCTGTAATCTTTTGCAGTTCGCGCAGCCGCGTCCCCATAAGCTTTCGATCTTATCACGGTCAAGTCCGCCGCTCAAAAAAATATGCACATGGTAATTGCCGCGAAGTTCTCCCGCTTCAAAAACGATTATGTATTTCAGAACGCTGCCGTTTTTTCTGTAATAATAACGCAGACGGCGAATATAGTCCCGAATGTCCTTTTGAACCTGCTCCAGTGTATCCGGTCTGTTCCAGTCTTGATACTCGACAGTCACAAGAACATCTTTTTTTCCGAAATTGCAGTTTATCAGTCTCGCAAGCTTACGGACTGCATTTTTATTATTAAGCCGCTGCTGGGTTTCGGAAGAAGCTTTGTATTTTGAAGCGCGTTTCCCTTTTTTTGCCTTTGCAAATTCGGGATAGATAAAAATTTCTTCACGCATACCCGATGAGATTCTTTTTTCTCTGTATCTGCATTTCATTTCCTTTTTTCTCCATTCCCGAAATTAGTTGATTTGTTAATATCCCATTACCGGCATAAAAGGCAGTACGCCTAAGTTTTCAAAATACTATGTATAATAGTATAGTAGCCATATCGTTTTGGATAAGATAAAAAACAATTGATATATGAAAATATATTTTGTCTGCACTTAAAATGTGATATGCTGTGTGTACGGTAAAACTACCGAATAAATTGAAAGGAGCTATTGCAATGAGAATTACAGAACCCAAAGTAAATCCGGTAATTGAGATACACAATACATTGGAACACGGCTATCCGCATTGCCATGTAGGAGTTCAAAACGTTAAGGTTTATGTTTTTTCTGACGGCATTGTGCCGGAAGAAGCACTTTCCAAAAAAGATCTTAAATTCATTTATGGATATTACGACAAAATGATCCAAGTATTCAATAATATGGCATGGAATGTTGTGCCTTGCCCCGCCGGATACTTAAACAATCTTTTCAATGGATAAAGGTACACGGTGACGGACAAACGTCCGTCACCTCTTTTATGTTTATTATTTTCTCTTATCGTATACCGCCAGCAGCCCCGACGAAAACCCGCTCCAAGCCATGATAGTAAAATTAAAGGCGGACGATACGGCAGCCGCTTCTAAGGATATCTCCCCGCAGTCCAAGCTGCCGGCGATCAGGAACATTGCAAGCACCGTCAACAGGAATATTATTTGTTTCAGTTTTTTCATATGTATCACCGTTTCATAATTTAGGTACCGTATTCATAGCATGCTCAAACAATTTATTGGTATCAAAGCTATGTGAATTTTCCTGCCACGAACCGTAAGTATCCTCAACAATTTTCTGTAAATTATCGGGTTTGATAATAAAATCAAAGTTAGCGCGCCAATTTCTGTCACCGTTGCCGTTAAAAAACGGAATCAATGCCGCCTTTTTAACGGCGGCGCGGAAATCGTCCAAAGTGAAGCCTTGTTCAAGGCAAATGCGTATGGCGCATTTGCGTTTGTCGGTAAGCTTAGTGGCTTTCGGTAATTTTCCGCAGTTGTCGTTATATGCGTCAATGATCTGTTGATATTGCTCCGCGCTTAAATTCTCCGTCTTTTTTGCGGCTGACTTAGCTTTCGGAGCGTTCCCGTCCCGCTCGTTTTGTACGGTAAGGACTTCCGTCAATCCAAGAATCGCCGCCGTAAGATTTGCTATGTCGGACTGGCGGGACTTCTCCTGTTCCGCTTCCTTTTGGGCAATGAGCTTGTCCATAAAATCGGCGGAATCTTTCAAAGCGGCGTTGACCTCCGGAGTGTTGCTGTCGGAGATCAGACTTCGCCAATAAGCCGCCATGACGCGGAATTTTTCAAATTTATCGGTACTGCTCATAACTTGATTTCGTCTTTGGTTTCGCGGGATTTATATTCGTCCCTCAGCTCACGCAGCGCGCAGTAAGCTTTTTCGGCAGTCTCAAAATTTCTATTGCAGTCAACAGCATTAAATGTATAAGGCATTATTACTGCTTTAAGTATCAGTCCCGCTTTTGCAACAATTACGCGTGCTGCGGTTTCTGATATTATGACAGTGCGGCTGAAAAGATCGTACTTTTCGTCTGACAGCGGGGCAAGATATTTCGGGTCAACAAAAAAGCATAATTCGGGGAATTTATCGTCCTTATTATTATGGAACGTTTCAAGAACGCTGTACCCGAACATATCCGCTGTTTCTGCAAGCGGGACGTCCGAATCATCATAATCAGCCAGCACCGTTTCAAACCATTTGGGAGCAGCGTCAAGAAAGCAGTCCAATTTATCATCGGGATCTAATTCCAGCAGTCCCTTTATTGTCAGGGTGTCGAAAAGCGGAAGATTTTCAAGCGGATAAACCGCTGCTCCATCGCTCAGATACTGCATGGCGATTTTGGTTTCACCGTCATCATCATAGAGCTTGTTCCAAAGCCTTAGCACGTCTTTCTTTTGGAACATTGCATATATTTTTTTAGATTTCATTCTGCACCTCCGCTCAGTTCAGGGTTGTCGTGGATATTGCCGATAATTTCAACACCAAATCGGACGGAATTTATCCAGTATAATATATCTGTTCTTAACCCGCTATCGGAAAGAAATTCGGAAAGAAATTTGGCGTCCTTACCTATAGGCTCTACATAAAACCCAATATACCCGACTTCGGTGTCTACATTCTGAACGCCGCCGCATTTGCCGAATTTAACGACAAATCTATATTTGACCGCTTTAAGAATATCCCCCTCAAAAATCATCTTGTCGTTCTTGTCGGTCAACCCCGTGTACTGTCCGACGGTTTCGGGGATAACAACTCGTTTACTGATGTCAGTTGCCATAATACAATCACCGTCATGGTCAATGTACGGAATGCCAACGCACCAGTTCGTTCCGTACTTGGGATCGCGTTTTCCTCTGAATAATATTTCACGCATTTTTGTCACCTCCAATCAGTTCGGGGTTGTCGTGGATATTGCCAATGACCTCACATTCAAAAGAAAAAATATTATCCTCAAAGAAAAGATAATGGTCATTGGTTTCTAAAATAAAAGCCGCATTATCATATTTGACAATACCAATCACTGTATCTGTATTACCCAGATGTTGCCATATTGCTTTTATAATATCCTCTTCAAAAATTCTATTGCCGTTCTTGTCGGTCAAGCCTGTGCATCTCCCGACAGTTTCGGGGATAATATAGTGAACGTCCCCGTCCAAATCAAAAATGATATGATGTTCGAGAAGTTTTACGTAATAGCCTGTGATCCATTCACCGTTATCTTCCCGCTTTCCGCGGGATAAAAATTTTTCATTCATTTTCAATCATCCATTCTGAAAAAATCCAACTGCGATTTTACATTATCCAGTCTGTCAACAGCAATTCTGTACCACTTATCCTCATTCTCAAAGCCGATATAATTCAGCCCGCACTTATACGCCGCCTCGAGAAAAGTCCCGCTGCCTGCAAACAGATCTAAAAGCAGATAGCCATTTTGCGCCGATTGAGTGATCATATCTACAGCAATATCCAGCCGCTTTTGTGTAGGGTGTTCGGTGCGTTCGTTGCCTTGACATATGGGCTTGACCCAATACGACTGCTTTTGCCCTTTGTTTGTATTCCAGTAATGCTTTGCACCCTTGACTTTTGTTGCAAAAATGCAAAACTCCGTGCTGCTCATATAACCAACTCTAAAAATCTGCGGACATGGATTTGTCTTGCACCATACCAACGTACTGCGGACGTGATAGCCTATATTTTTGAGTATGTATTCAATAAATGACACTTTGCTTTTCGGCACCCAGATGTACACGCTTGCACTTTCTTTCAGCTTACCGTATGCCGCGGAAAATATTTCGTGTATAAATTCAAAATATTCTTTGTCGCTACCGAGAAAATCCCATTTACCGAAATCAAAATTCAATTCTTTTGAAGCCTGTGAGGTTCGCTTAATATTTTTAGAATTTATCCTGCTACGGTCAATCGTTTTATTTTGACTGATATTGTAAGGTATGTCCGTCATAAGTATGTCTATTGACTCGTCGGCTATTTCGTTTATAGCGGTTCGGCAGTCGGCGTTATAAATATTATTTATTTCATACATTCCGCAATCCCCTCCATAACATAAAGTACGCAAGGCAGCGCGACGCTGTTACCCCACATCAGTCACTGCGCGGTTCTTTTTTATAGTCGGTCATATCTGCCTTTGCAAACAGCTCCAACGCTTCGGGGACGTCCAT